ACGTCGAGAAGAAAAACGGCCTCAGCTACCTAAGCTGGGCCTGGGCTTGGGGCGTCTTGATGGAGCATTACCCTGATGCTCAATACAGCTTCGACCCCCCGCAGATCTTTCCAAACGGAACGCAGATGGTTTTCTGCACCGTCCAGATTGGCGAATGCAGCCGCCGTATGTGGCTGCCCGTGATGGATCACCGCAATAAAGCAATCGTTGATCCGGACAGTTTTGCGGTCAACACAAGCATGATGCGGTGCCTTGTAAAATGCTTGGCACTATACGGGTTGGGGCACTACATCTACGCTGGTGAGAATCTCCCAGCCGTCGAGATCGCGCCAGTCACCGAAAGCCAGGTAGCAGAGCTGGTCGCGCTGATTGAGACCTTGGGCGAAAAGATCAACCTTGAAGCCTTCCTCGGCTTCTTCAAAATTGGCGGCCTAGCAGAGATGAAATCCTCGGACTTCGCCAAAGCGAAAGCCCTCCTCGAGAAAAAGGTAAAGCAATGAGGATCATCACCGCAGAGCAACGGACTCCGGAATGGTACGCCGCTCGGCTGGGCGTGCCTACGGCAAGCCAGTTTGGGAAACTGCTGACTCCTACCGGTAAGAAGTCAACACAGGCGGATGGGTACATCAACAAGCTGGTGGCCGAAATCCTTACTGGGAAATCAGATTATGAGGAACCGAACGCGGCAATGGCTCGAGGAACGGAACTCGAACCGGAAGCGCGGAGCTACTACTCCCTGATTAACCCCGTCGACGAAATCGGCTTCTGCCTCCATGACGACGGCTTCGGCTGCTCCCCGGACGGCCTTGTAGGCTCTACGGGGCTGTTAGAGATCAAATGCCCGTTACCCCATACCCACGTTGAGTATTTGGTAGAAAACGCGCTACCGGGCCTCTACGTCCCGCAGGTGCAGGGCCAGCTTTTGGTGACTGGGAGAGAATGGTGCGACTTCCTTTCCTATCACCCAGACATGAAGCCATTGTTGATTAGGGTCGAGAGGGACGAAAAGTATATTTCCACGCTCCATGAAGTATTATTAGAAACCGTTGATAGAATACAGACTCTCGCCAACCAACTGAGGAAAGACTGATGCACATAGGGCAATTGTTGAAAAAGTACGTTGAAGCCAATCACCGCAAAAATACGGAGTTCTGCCGGATGGTTGGGATTTCGAGCCAAAGACTTCAAGCCTACTTCCGGTCGGCGAATGTCCGTTGGTCGACGATTGAAATGATCGCCTCGAAGCTAGGAATGAGCGGCGAGCAATTTGTTTCAGCTCTGAAAATTTATGGAGAACAACATGGTCATCAAGCAGATCAAGCCTGACTGGTGGAGCCTGTCGTCTGACGACGGCGTTCAGCGTTTTATTTGGTTCGGCAGAACACGCGAGGAAGTCTTGGCAAAGTTTCGGTCATGGCTACGATGGCATGACCTCGAACGCGTGAGGGTACATCATGGACTGTAAATGTATCCCGGATTCATGGATCGGTGAGCCTGGGCCGATTTGTGACAAATACGAACCTACCGCAGACCATTACTGCGTGTCGTGCCATCACGACGCATTGTGCCATGAGGTCAAAAATGAACCTTCTGACCGCGCTGATTGAGTCAGGAATGCTGCGCGAGGACTCGCCTGGCGTGATGTCATGGCAGCCGTCAATGAAACGCGCTGAAGCTCTTGCTGCCATTCTGAGCGGCTTTGATTACAAGCCTTTCGTCGGGCTGGAAGCGAAAGACTTACAAGAGATCCCGCATGACCACTACGCAGGAGCAATCTGGGCTGACCAAAAGTTGAGGGAGAAGAACGAATGAACAAAGACAATATCTATTTCAATCCGCCCGATGCTTATGTCAGAGAAAAACCACCGTGGACAAAAGATGTCGATCAGCACATAAAAGAGTTTTTTGCCAGTGGCGGCAAGGTGACTACTTTAGCTCACGGGGAAAGCGTTTATGGCAAACAGGCCAAGCGTGACCCTATGGCCTTCGTAATCAATCCCCGTAAATCACGAGAGGAATAACTCTCGCTCTTCAAGGCGGCGGTTCTGAAGTCCTTTCAGGACTCGGCCGCCCGCTTTGTTCCACTTCAAAAATTCGTCAGCAGCTCCTGCAATATCACCTCGGTTGTATTTCATCCGCAGAGTAGATGATTGCAGATTTCCGAGACCCACGTTGAAACTGAAGGAAACCAAAGCGTCAAACTGTGCTTGGCTATCAGCAGAGCCAGGGCACAGTCTAAGTACACCGTTCTCAAAACGCTGAAGATCAGATCGCAGAATCGCAACAATCCCATCGTCGCTCCACTCTTTGTCGTGTTCAGGTCGTAAAGGATAGTTCTTGCGGTCTTCGAGCTTTAGCTTCCCTTGCTCTGGATACAGAACGTGACCGTACCCAATCGTCCACAAATTCGCCGGGCAACGGTATGGGGAGTTCCGTTTACCTTCGTGATGCTTTATCAGGTCGACCGCAGCGTCACTAACTTTCATTTCTTAAACGCTTGGCTGCCGAAATGAAACGCCACGATGCTTGACCAAATAATCTGTGTCTCCTCATCCCACAACAGCGCCATAGCGTCTTGAAACGCAACGCCAGTCTGAATGGCGTAGTAAAAGCCAAACCCGTCTACCGCGCAGAGAAGCAGGAACATTCCATAAGTGATCATCGGCCTGACTAAAGCGCGAAGGTTAATCACCCAGGTTGACGCGCCTTTGCCAATCTCAATGTCATGCTGCATCAACGCCGACCGTTCAGACATCGCGGCCTTAATTGCAACCTGCTCCGTTTTTATTTCTTCAAGACGCTGCTGGGCAATGTATCCTCTTTCCGCCATCTCGAGTTCGCGCTCTTTCGCCGCCTGAAGCAAAAGTAACTCGTGTTTCTTGTCCTGGCGATCTTGGAAAAAGTCCAAGAGCTTCGGAAGTCCACCAGCAAGAAACGAAATCACTGTAGACAATAAAGTGAGCATTAATCTTCTCTCCCAATTAGAAACGCTGCGAATGCCAATGGAATCGCTAGAATTCCAATAACGATGATGACTGCGATTAGATTCTGGACTGCTTTTTTCTGGTTGCGACGCTGTTTTGCTGTAAGCCTATCTCTGTTTTCTCTGATGGATCGCCGCTCCTCCATCATCTCGCGATACACATCAACGCCGAATCGGTAAACAATCAACTCGCGCAATTCCTTCTCCTGCTGTTCAATCTTTTTTCGCCGCATCAGGTTATCAAGAGCTTCCTGCTCTACACTTCCCTTATGGAGCAGCTTCTTAAACAGCGGCGGATCGCGGGATTCTTCCTCGGCCTGTTTGAGATCAGCACAAGCCCCGAACCAGGTGCCTAATTGCCCACCAACGTCTTCGAGTTCGCGCCCAGCTTCAACAGCCTTCTTGATGAAGTTGAACGCGCTCGTAGCGGCAGCAAATGCTGTAACAGGATCAAGCACAACACTACTCCGCCCTCATCGTCGTGATGTCATCGCCTTTGCGCACGGTCACTTTGCCGTTTTCTACATCGACGCGCATGGGCGGCTCCTTCTCGGCAAGTTTGGCGATTAAGTGTTGAATGACCTCAAACTCGGGCTTTTCAGGCTTTTCTTGCGTCCCTGCAATGCCGTTCATCATGTTGATGAGGGCGACCAACGCACCGCCGACCATTGTCATCACGGCGGTAATGGCAGACTCGGACAGGAAATAGCTGGAGCCAACACCGATCAGCACGATAGCAGTAATGTAGGCCAAGCCATATTTTCCGATGGCTTTACCAGCGACCTCTTTGGCGGTTTCGGTCTCGTCGCTCATGGCGCGTCTCCTGAGTCGCTTCCGCTGAGTTTCATCCACGCGCCGAACGTCAGCAGGCCCAGCACTATCATCGTGCCCCAGCGGGCCACGGTCTGCCAGACGGCTTTTTTCAGTTCGCGCCAGTCAGTAATCAGGGAGCGTAGATCGCGGACATCGTTTCCGGCGTGGTCATCGTGTAGGCCGATCTCCTTCAAGACCGACTTCATTTCTTCGCGGATCACGAGCCGCAGGGTGCCTTCTTCGATTTCCACGGGTTACTCCTTTTCAATAACTGCCGTCGATGTTGCTCGGTCGATTACTAACCTGCCGTGGCAGGCCACGTTCCAATCCTGTCCGTCCTGCTCACTGAACGACGGGACTTCCAACCTGAAGTATTTTACGAGGTATTCCTTCTCCCCTTCAAACACCCTCCACACATGCTCCATCGTGCCGCGCCCCGGCTGTCCTCGGGACTTATTGAACCGGATGGAATACTTCATATCACTTCGGCTGCCGGAGCTGTACATGTCTGAGCGGGCACATGGCGAACACTCAGATTGAAATGCACAAACTTCAGCGGCTTATCCGAGCCGTGCCGCCCAAACGAATGCGGCAGCCATGCATTGCTGATTATCATCATCCCCGGTTCCGGCGCAAAGTTAATGATATTGCTTGCCGGTGTTGCGTTGGTCATCTCTGCTTCTGGCAGGTTGATCTGTACCTTACCGCCTCGGGGATCATGGAACATGGCTCGT